TTATTTCTTTAATACGACCATTTTTCTCGACTCGTCCCACTCCACTTGCAATCCAAGTAAGGCAGCCAGCTCTCTTGTTTTCGCAAAAGTAGTTCCCTGGTCGTTTACATAGGAGACTTCCTGTCCGTTCACGGTCACTTTTTGCGTGGAAGGCTCCCATTCCACTGCTCCACCCACTGCCTCCGCAATCATTCGGATGGGTACATAGGATACATCATCGATTAATTTTCCAGTGGAAGTAAGTCTCAGCTCAACTGCGCACTTATCCACATCAGGCTGTGGTTTTTGTGGATAAGCTGTGAGAAACCTGTGGACATCCTGTTGAAACTTTGCCCATGCGTCCTTCGCTGACATTCCCGTATATGTTTGAGCGGTCGTATTGACGACAAAAAAGGCCGGACAGTTTTTCCCCGTAATGTCGTAATGACGCCACAGGTGCTCGACTCCCCAGCCATGTCGTTTCAAGATATCCGCAGTCAGTCCCACTGTTTGCTCGTACATTTTCTCATAGCTTCCATCTGCATTGACGCACATTTCAATCCCAATCGTGCAGTTGTTCGGGTAGTTGCTCAATTTGGTCAAGGCGGCCTGTGAATAAGTTTTCGCCCCGACGTGGTAGCCCATCTCGTCCTCGGGCAGACAGCGAATGATTTGTTTGTCGTCTACAATGTAGTGTGCGCTCGCGACTGTCGTTGGTCTGTTGAAGTAGTTTCGGTTGGCGGCGGCATTTGCACCGCTGCGTTCGTTAGCCGTCCAGTGGATGACGACTCCTTTTGGGACGATTTTCTTTTTCGGGCGGGAATTTTCGTTGGTCAGAAGCATCTCGGTGATTTTCATAGTTTACTAGGACTCCTTTCGTTTGGCTCGCTCAGCCTTTGCCTTGATTTCGGCACTGACTAATTTCTCGACGGATTTGGGCATCGGCCAGCCTGCGCGGTGGGCATTGGCGGTCAGGCTTGTCCAGGTGTGGTAGATGAGGCCGAAGGTGACGCCGTAGAATAAGAAGCCTGGTGTACCCATGACGCGGTCTAGGAGGTTGGCTACGGCTGGTAGGGCCATGAGGAATAGAGTGCGTGGGATTCGGGACAGGCCGTAGTCGGATGAGTAGGATTGGTCTTTTTTGGCGGCGGAGATGCCTGTGATCCAGTCGAGGGCGATTAGGAAGAAGAGGACAATTAGGATGTCTTGGCGGTTGGTGCCGTATAGATAGTGAAAGGCGGGCGACACGATTGCACCGGTTGTTGTCGCCCAGGCGTTTGCTGGGGTTGCGATGCTTTCTAGGTTGTGTAGGGGTTTCATAAGTTCATCTTCCTCCTCCCCTTTGGGGCAAAAACTTAAGAGAGCCGCGTCAGCAGCTCCCTTAACATACTTTGCTATTCTTCGAAATAGACTGGACTTAATCAAGTCTGCGGGGGGTTACTTTCTCCAACTCAACAGGCGTCAAATTAATGCCTGCGGCAGCAAACATTCGAACCACTGTCTCCGAGCAATCGATGAGGTGTATCACGGCTCAGCAAACCTTAGAGCAGATACAGCCCGTTTGTAATCATCTGCCAGAAGTCATAGGGCATACCCGTATCCGCTCTTGAATAAACCTTGCTATCGTCTCTGTCTTCCATCCTTCTAAATGTTCTGAGTACCTATAAACGTCGAATTGCTCTGGTGGCTAATTGTTATGATTCCATTGCAACGGAAACCGCCAATCTGTTTCCGCAATGTGGTACTCATCCAGGACGAAGGCAACATGGCTTTACGGCGAGTTTGTGACTCCCTGAATCGCGAACAAAAAGAAGGTCAAAGCGCTTTAAGTTCATACGCTCGACCCCCTACCAATTGATCCGATCAACTTCTTCTTTTGTTGTAGCCCCCTCGATCTGCTCTTTCAGTTGCCAATACTTGTTTATCTGTTCTTGCTTATGCTGGCCTGCCTCATATACTACCTCGATAAATTTCTCTCTTGTAAGTGTGACTATACCCGCATCCTCTGTCTTCCATTGGGTTTCTGTCAGCTCAGGCTTTAGAAGGAACAAGGAACTTTGCTGGTTGAAGTTAGCCTGGTCTTCTTCATTAAAACGGAAGGTGTATCCAGTTGAAACAGACTTAAAACCTGCGAAAATCGTTTTGAAGCAGTCGTTATTTAAAAGATCGATCTTCGCTGCCTTCACCTTTTCAAGGGAAGCAGTTGGAGGCATTAGGTCCCATATAATTGTCTGGCTTTTAGGATCGATGTGATATAGGTATTGTGAGAACTTGTCCGAATCCTGTCCATATTCAAGCTGCAATAAACCTACTGTCTCGGGAACGCGTTTTGCAAGCGCTGCAAACGTCTGGAAATCTTGCTCCATTGTGGTTTCTACCACCGCACCCATTCGCTCACCAGTATCTACCAAAACGTTTCCAGTGAGTTTGTCAAAATATATCTTTCTACCTATTTGCAACATGAATATCCTCCTTTTATTCGAACGCAAGCCAACGATAACCGTCATTTGCCGCATTCGTAATTATGAAAACGGTGAAGTAGTTGTCGTAAAACTTAATAGGATCGGCGTAAAGATTGATGTATGACCCTGATACATAGCCACCAGCGCTCCGCTTAGCCGTTTTATGAAAGAAGATATCGCCATCAACGGCATTTCCAATAAAGAAATTAATATCGAAGCTATTTGCAGTATTATTTTTATAAACAACTACATAATTAGGCTTAAAACTTAGCCCACTGACTGTGACTGTTTCATCATCTAAAATTGTAAATGTACCAGTGGCCCAACGTTTTCCGTTAAGTGACACTAGTTTATTCACAAGAGATTGGAACCCTTCACCCGATGATGCAGGTATTCCTTTCGCAGTTAAATCCGCTACAATTGTTGATTTTGCTGTAACAAGTTTCGCGATCAACTGCCCGACAGTATCACTAGCGGTTGCAGGTGCCCCAACGATAGAAAAGAGGTCAGCCTTTTGGTTGATTGCTTCCATTTCTTGAAGCGCTGCAATAATGTCTTTTATTGTTGCTGTGCCTGGTAATTGAAACATAATCTATCTCCTTTCTACTCAAATGCGATCCACTCAAATGTTCCTGTAGAGGTTGCGACACTATAAAAATTGATGGTGAAGGCTGAAGTGTTCAACACGATGTCTGCAACCATATGATTTTGTCCCCCATTGTTCAAGAATTTTGTACCCCATCGAAAGGCACCATATCCATTAGAAGGAAAAATCAACACAATTGAAGGTTTAAAATTAAGACCTGATATCACAACTGACTTTGTTGTATTCGCAGTATAATCGACGTTACCTGAACCAGTTGCCCACTTTTTCCCATTCTTTACTAGTGGAATCGCAGCCCGAATATCTGCCCATGTTGATGTAGCAGTGAGTCCGAGAGACATATCCGTACTCAAAGTATTCAATCCATTAGCGATGTCTGTTTTTACCACGCTTTGGTTAATATCCGCTGCGTTTGCGATGTCAATTAAAGCCTTTCTGTCTGCCCCACTTATCCCTTTCCCCATGCCGTGATCCTGAAGAATATCACTTATCATGCACTTGGCACCTCACTTATTACGTCGCCATCAGCATCATAGGAAATTCTGACAGTCATCGTACTATCAACCGTCACGCCATCCATTTTGTAATAAACTCGAGTATCGGTCTGATAATTGCCTTTCGCATCAGGATTTGAAAGTGTAGATTTCATGTACAAGGTGTTATCCGCTACTCTTCGGTACTCAACAACCTTGAAAATTCCGTATGCATCTTTGCCACTTTTAATTTTCTTAAAATTCGTCAGTTGATCTGCAACCAAACGGCTACTGGCGTCCCGTATAGGGATTTGATTAGCCCCTGTCCCTATGGTCTTACCTCCGACACTGGCAGCATCACCCGTGATACTAAAGGCTCCTTTTCCAGCTCCATCAAGACGGGCAATCTTATTCGCCCCATTCGCGGCCACCTCCGTTTCCTTGACAAACATATCCTTCGATGCAACGTTTCTGCTATCAACTGATGTAATGATGGAACTCCCATCGGTAGCAAAGTACCACAGTTTGCATTTAGCATCGGCGATTGCCTGAGAAGGAGTGTTTTTCAAAACCCCATCTGAATCCAAGTAAATATACTGACCTTGCGTGGCACTTAACTTAATACTCCCTACATTTACTTCAAAACGCACACCATTTACATAAGCCACCCCTGCTGTCCATTGAGCTGTTAATCCACTTGCTGAAAACTCCAATCCTGAAATCACCGGACTACCAATTACTGTCTGCGCCAAGGCCTCAGTAAGTACTTGCGCGTCAGCAATCCCTTGCTCCATTTTATTCATCCGTGTTGCCGTTACCTTTGTTCCCTGCTGTACTACATCCCCCGTTACGGGGTCAACAATATGGTCAACCCAGGTCGTCTTTTGATAAGCCACTTATACCACCTTCACTTCCAGAGAAAATTCAAAAGCAACCAACAGCCCGCTGTCACCCTTTACCACCTGCATGTTTTTAATGGCTAGAGCGTTGCCCTCACTATCCACTAATACCGCGGACTGAATGCGCCCTTGTGCCTGTACATCGTCTAAGTAAATATATTTGGTTACTTTGAAGCCATTTTTAATTGTTTTGTAGATCGGATAGGATCGTAGCGTACCGTCTACGTTAATCAATGCTCCTTTAATCTGATTACTTAAATCATCTCGCAACAATTCTAGTAACCGATTTTGGATGATAGCCAAGCCTTACACCTCCCCTTCTGGATACATCATGTTTGTTAGCGGATAGTTCACCGCATGAAAACGGGTAGCCTCAGCAACCTGCACCGTTTCTCGGAAAATGCGTCCTTCCATGTCGTCTTCTGGATAGAACATTCCACAGATTGGATATTCAACCTCAATAAACCGAGTTGGAGCCGAAATAAGGATATCTTCACCTCTGCTGTTAACTGCCACCCTGCTACTATTGACATGCAAAGGCCGTATCCACTCAAAATCCTTGGACAATCCAACAGCATTAATTGGTTGTTCCGCTGAGAATTCGAAAACAATCTCCTTATTCGGGAAATCCTCTGTTACTTTCTCTAGTTCTCCAGCAGCTTGCCCCATTGCTTCTAGTACAGGTAAAGTAAATGGCGACCTAGCCCAATGCTTTCTTTGAATGTTTTTACGTCGCTCTTCAATGGTCTGCAATTGCTTACTGCCAAAGTAGATCCAATCCCAAACATCCAGTCCCCAGGTTGCTGACCATGGGCTAAACTGTTGCAGGAGGTCCTCGCGCTGAGAATGGAAAGCATCTACCGCTGTACCCGCACCTTCCAAGTGGTATTCCACCACTTCATTCTCATACCATTGCGGCGGAAGCATCCGCCGATAGCGCTCTGGAATCATGTCGTCACCACCACGGTTAACGTCGCCACAGAATCAGCAGGCACCGTCAAGTTCACTTCCCCGTCATTTAAGGTGTAGCCTGTAAAATCCGTCACGCCATCCACGAAAAAGAGCGCACCGATCTGCTGGTATACGATCTGCGAACGCCCTTTTAAATAGGTTTGGATTTGCTTGATGATCTGTTCTTGAATCTTTGCCAAATCTCCATCTGGACGCGTAATTACTTTCAGATTTACGGCTACCGGAAACACTTTTGCAGGATGGATTTGGAGATCGTGCAGCGCGCGTCGCTTGTCTTCCAGCTTCGTCCGTACTTGTTGTGCCAGCGCAGGTGTAGCTGGCTGACCAGCCAAGTCCGTAATGTACACATCAATAGACAAATCGTGTCGTGCTTTCTCGACGGCGACTGCTCCCCCTACGCCCTCAACATTTCGGGTCCAGCGTTCATAGTCTTGCCTGCGTCCGTCCCCTTCTTCTGTTCGAGCCCTGTCGATCAGCCTTTGTCTGTAGACAACGTCCTCTTCTGCCACATTCCTTTGCAGTCCAAAGAATACACCGATTGCATCCAAAAACTCTCCGTCCGCCCAAGGAAGGAATCTCTGTAGAAATCCATATTCCAAAAGCTGCTGCTGATCGCTGATTTCCTCCGCAATCGGGTAGCCCAGATCATAGTAGATTTCCCCTTCCTCCGTAGCAGGCGGCGTAACTCCGCGCTGCTCAGCCAATTTTGCCATCCGGTTCGCCATCCGTTGATAAATCTGGTCCGGCGTCTCCCGAAGTATCGGCATCTCCGGCTTCTCTAACGTTGCCATGCATCCACCTCCATTCTCGTCGAACCACGCATCCCGGTAATCTCCACATGCAAAATAACCCGATTTCCCTCAAAGCGGATATCGAGCACCTCCGCATGCTCAATCTCACTGTGCGCCTCCAACGCTTCTTGCACCTGTGCCTTAATCACAGACAAGGACAGCGCAGACCGCATTCGCCCTTTGCCGGACAAAAAATCCACACCATACCGCTCCGAATAGATCGCATAGCGAAACCGCCGTGTATGGAGGATCTTTTTCACCGTCTCCTCCAAGTACTCCACGTATGTCTTGGTGCGCAAATATCTGCCGTCTGGTCCCTGCCTCAACTGCTTCGTTTCCCAATCGAACCGATATGTCCACGGAATCGGCAGCTCGGTTCCTTGCGCCAATATCTCTTCTCTCCCTTGCAACTGCGGAAACATCATTCCACCACCCCAAGCAGGAGGTATTGCTCGTTGGTGCATCGCAACAAAGCTACTTTTTTGCCTACATCTTCTGGCTTTAGTTGGGCAGAACGCAATGCCGACAGTTCATACGGCTCCAAGGGCGTCGGGTCCTCGTCCAGCTTCACAGACAAGGGCGAGAGCGACAAAAGCTTGCCGAATTCCCCTTGCGTATTCTCGATGCCGTCCTGTGCGTGCCCTCGCAGTTTTGCGATAACCGAATGCATCTCTTACGTCCTCCTTTCCAATTGGAGATCCATTGTGTATTGACCGCCATGCCAGCGTACTTGGCAGTTGGTGACGATCCAATCTGTGATGGTTTTATTGTCTTTTTCCATAATCTTGATGAGCCAGCCCGCGCGAAGTCTCGCAGCATTTTCATCCTCGTGCCTAACCGAAATGGACCTTGTCTTGGGGATTTTGGACAACTCCGCGAGTTGCTTGGCTGCCAATCCGGCCACGTTTTTGTCCTCTCCTGCATCGATAACTTTTTGCATGCGTCCTATTTGTTTGACCAGGCTATCATTTGATTTCGTTGCACTGCTCACGACCCGATCATCCCGGTAACGCTCCACTGTCACAACGGTATATACATCCTCGATACTCTCTCCCGTCGAGCTGCTTGTGAGCAAGCTCGCCTTGAACATCGGGATGATGCTGTTTTTCCCCTCGGGGAGTACCGTCAGTTTGTCTCGCTGGTATTGCACGAAATAGCGGATGCCTGTCTTTTCGTACGCTTGCTCGGTTAGCGAAGTAAAGAGAGACGTGTATGATTGGGACGAGATTCTCTCCTTCACCGTAAAGCCGAACGCCGGGCAGCTAAAATGGATACCTGCCGACTTGATGATTCGTGCAAGCTCTGTCCCTGCATCTCCATCCAGCTTGAGTCTGGAGATTTCGTTTTTTTGCAAATACCAGCCAAGTTCGTATGCTGTTGCGGATAAATCTCCTGTCCGATCATCCCGGTCAAAACGAACGAGCGGGCCATGAAAAAGCTGCTGGGATTCTTTTAGCTCTGCACCTGCAAAGAGCATCAAAAAACCCGCCGTTTGTAGCGGCGGGCCTTCCTTGATTCTCACATCACAATTTTGAGCAATCTGTCCTCTGGCCGAGGACCAGGAAAGCTCGGTAACGGCTGGGGTCAGGTCATAGCGGGTCTGTTCTTTTCCGTAAATGACTTTCATTTCGTCTGCCCTCCGTTACATTCTATTTTCTCTTTCTAGCTTTTCGTGAATCTCTCTTTTCCTGTCTTCCAACCTTTTACTGTCTATCCGTGGGGCCGCTTGCTGCTTCTGCGTCTTCTTGGCTACCTTCCCGCTCGTATTCGGACGAGCTTGCTGCTGTTTCGTGATGACCGCACCTGGGGATAGAAGCTGCGTCTGATTGCTCCACGTAATGAATTCATCTTTGACAAACAACGGTAGCTCAATCGAGCCGTGAAAATCGACGTTTTTTCCAAGAAATTTGCCGTCGCAAGGCCCAATGAGCACATTCCAAGCCAAATCAAGCTCATCTATAGTCAAAAGTGCTTCAGAGCCCGTTAAGCGATCCAATCCAGCAAGCCACTGTCTAGGCCCTTGGTAGCCTTGCACCTCGACATAGGGAGCCGTACTGTCTCCGGGTAAGATGAAGTCAAAAGAGATGGACTTTGGACGTCTGGAAGAGATGCGATTGCCGGACAATAACGTAATCGATGTCGAGCTTTCGATGTCGTTGCCATAGCCGCGAAACTGGATTTCCGCAGGAGTTACCGGAAACGTCAGCCTGTATTTGCCTTGTAGACGGATCATGTCGTTACCCCTCCCCTCGTCTCTATTGCATCCAGCAGGGAGCGCTCGATGATGTCCTTGATCCTCTGCGCGACAGATGGATCGCTGAGCATTTTTAACATGGTCGGGATATCTTGCAGTACGCCTTGTACGTGCAGTGGAATCGAAACTTGCGGAATAGCAATGGAGACAGGCTGCGGATTCCCAGTTGAGTTGCCAACAGGCGAGTGATTCGGAGCAGGAGGACCTGCTTGAATTGCTGGTTTCATAGCTGCAGATGGCGCAGGAGTCTTGTTCTGCCACCACGACTTGATCCCATCGTATAGGGCTCCACCCGCCGCTGATCCACCCATGCCACCAATAAGACCACCAACTATCCCCCCGATTGCTGTACCAATCCCAGGTAACACCGAACCAATAACTGCTCCAGTAGCCGCTCCCGCTGCTGCCCCTCCCCAGCCACCAAGTGCTTCTGCCCCTACTTGTGCTGCAGTATCCAGCTTGTTCGCTGAGCCTGCAATAGCTGTGACGCCTAATAAAGTTCCCAGAAGAGGAACCCTTCTGAGTCCTCCTTTCAGCAATTGTTTCCAGCCACCTTTGCTGGCAGCTTTACCAGCCTCAGCATGATTGCCGCCACTATCTGATCCGGGTTGATTTCCTGCAGAAGAGGGAGTTGGCGCACTATTTTGATTTTTGTTTTTGCCGTCAGTTTTCTCTGCTTCTTTTTGCGAATTACCGCCACCAGCGTCCGGTTGTTTTTTTCCTGCCGTAGAAGTTGTTGGAGCATTGTTTTTTGTTTTCCCGGCTTGTCCTTGGGGACCACCACTATTCGAAGCAGATTTTTCTCCTGTTGGAGGGCGGCGATCCGGAGAACTTTTTTTCTTTGATTTCTTTTTAGAAGAAGGGCTTTGTGTGCCATCGCAACAACAGCAGCAGTCTTTTCCACCAGTCGCTTCTTGAGGAAACTTTTCTTTGGTTGTCCGAAGATCTTTGATTTTTCTCAGTTGAGATATTATATGGTACAGAGCACTGCCAAGGATTAGTAATCCTCCGGTAAAAATCGCAGTACTTTTTATCGACTCGTCCAAAGAGTTAAACGAGCCCATTACTCCTTCAGCTGCTTTCGAAATCCCTGTATTTATCCCAGACATTTGTTCTGCGTACAGAGTCGCGATCTCCATGGCCTCGTTTCTCGCCATCGCTTGTGCCTGCCCGGGTTTGAAATAAACATCGTTCTGTGCAGACAGTTGATGTGCATTCACCGCTGCATTTCCGACTTTATATTCGCTCTCTTTCCCCTGTTCCGGCACAAAATCCCCTGTAGTCATATCTCTTACTTCTCGCAGAACCTTCGCCATGTCATCTCCGGCATCGCCTGTCAAAGTATCGAATGCACGTTGTTGTAAAGTCTTATCCTGGATGCTAGAAAAAGTCATCAGGAGTTTTCCGAGGGCGATATTTATTGTTTCTTTCTCCCCCGTTGCGAGACTTCGATTCAGCGTTGCTATATCTTGGGCGGCCTTAGCCTTTGCATCCTTCTTATTTTGAGCCTTGTAATGCTTCTCAAGGATTGTGGCAAGATCACCACTGTCTGCCATCTTCATTGCATTCTCTTGTAAAGCGCCATACGTTTTAAAATCATTCAAAAGCTTTCCCATTGAGACAAAAGTAGCGGCCATTTTTTCAGGCGTATTCAGTAATTTGCCATTCTGAAGGTTGAAGTGAGCCATGGATTCCACAAATTTTCCGGTCGCGGCTCCCCCTCCCAAGTTGCTTAAATGCTGAACGGCGTTTGACTGCCTAACGGTACTATCAACTCCAGTAGAAAACTCAATGGAGCTCATCATTTTCATGATTTCATCTTCCGTAAACCTCGTCGTGTTTTTCAGCATGCCTGCTTTTTCTGCATACTTTAAACCATTGGTTGCATGCACAAGTTCGGCTTTGGCGATGAGGACGTATGCTTGATCTTTCTTTATATCAGGATTGAGTTCACGTATGGTTATGGAAGTCTCTTCTACCTTCAGGAGTTGCTCATTACTTTTGCCACCAATTTCAAAAAGCGTCTTTTCTCTTTCAGTCGCCTGAGCTTCTTGGGCAACCGAACTCAGCGTTGTTCCAAGAGACTTTTCGATCATGGGAGTTAGTGAGCCCAGGAGTCCTTTTGCGAAACCGTCATATTTACCTACTAAATCAAACGTTTCCATCATTGTTCCTGCCATTCTTTCACCTCCTTGTCCTCCCAGATGTCTACACCCAGCAGAACCCGAAAAAAGCCGGGAGACCTACCCCCCAGCCCTTTCCTCATCCTCTGCCTCAATCATCTGACAAGCAAAAATAAACAGCTTCTGCTTGTACAAATCGACTTCGTACTCGAGTAGATCCGACGGGCGGCCTCTACCTTTTAAAAAGGCGCGGCAAATATGCCAGGCCTCGCCGTCAGATCGGATTAGTTTTTTGCTTCTTCAATGGCTTCTTCTTCCGTTTGGGTTGCATTGACTTCACGGACCGCATTGAGCAGCTTGGTGTAGCCATCTGGATTGTCGCGGAAAATTTTCTCGACGAGCTCATACTTGGTGCCAACCTTGTACGCTTTCTTGAGCTCTTCCTGATTCCAAGGGAATTCGTGCTCGGTCGCCTTCACCAAACGCGCATCGTTGTACAGGAACCAATCCGTTTTCTCTCCTTTGTCAGCCATGCGTTCGCAATCGCGCAGCTCGGACAAATTCAGTTGGCGTACCTTCCACTCGTCACCATCGATGGTGACGGTGATTTCTTTTCGCGGAGCTTGCTCATTAGCCTTGGCCAAAAATTTCTCGAGTTTGTTTTTGTTCATATGCAAGCACTCTCCTATTCCGTGTAGGTTGGCAATTCATCCAGGTAGTCTGGCTTTTCGATGGACATCCCTTTCAGGTCGTAGGTCGCGTGATCGTTGCCGTCTGCTTTTGCTTCCCACAGCGTAATTTCGTCTGGGTTCAGCACGATATTGGAAATGCGGACGCGTTCGGAGTTGCCTGCTTCCTTGTCCAGCGTCTCGCCGATCAGGAATGGGAGGACTGGGGTTTTGCCTTGCGTTAATTGATCGACGCAGTAGTATTTCATCGCAGCGTTGGTTGCGGTAATTTTCAACGTCACTTCTACATGCCAGTCGTTGACGGTCTGGATTTTTCCTTTTTGCAGACGATTCGTATCGCCGTACTCTACCTTGAGGACCATTTTTCCTTCCAAGGTACCGAAGATCGGGTCTCCGTTTTCATCGTAAATTTGGCAGTTCTTCAGTTTAATATCGCGTGCAATAGCCAATTACAGCACCTCCCAGTCAATGTCAAAGTATTCGATGGCATCAAGCGGTTTCGCAGACAAGAGGAAGCCACGGCGATCCCCGATGCCGTTCTTTTGATCCGTAAACGTCCAGCCTGTATCAATCGCGCCCTGCTGTTCGCGGACGGTCATGTACGCGTTGACGGCAGAGACAAACACTGCGCCGCCCAAATCGTTGTTGCCGAGCTTGCCTTTGTATTTCTTGCCGACTTGGCTAATGTCGTTGACGATCTGATCCAGCGTCATGCTGACGCGGATTTTGCCGTAGTCCTCGCGCTCATGCGTACCCAGAACAGCCAGCGTATTGACGGCGCTCTCGATGATGTACACATCTCCGTCGCGAGTTGCGATCAGCGTACCAGAGCCGAGCGCACTCAAAATATCGGTGTGGCCCCAATCCTTGTGCGCTTTTTTCAACGGAACGACGACGGCTGTCAGCGATTCATGCGCAGGAGTTGCTGCAATCATACCCGCTACCCATGCGGCCCACTCCAGGCTGCCGTATACTTTTCCGTTGTTGTGTTGACCAGCAATGGCACTATTCACGACAAAACGGGCATTTTGTGCCACAGAACGCTCGATGTGCTTCGCCATGTTCTCGTCATCCGCTGCCTTGCCGCCGATCACCAGCGTGCTGAGCTTCTTGTTTTGCGTGCGACGATCGTTCATGAATTGCTTCGCTGCCGCTTGTACAGCCGCATCGTCAAAAGGCAGATACATCGTGTCAAAATCAGCACCGGAAACCGCCATGAACAGCTTAGTCGAGTCAGCTGGTGCCAGCGCTACTGTGCCACTTTTCGCTCCTGTCAGCGCTGTTTCTGGCACGATTGTAACGGCAGTCTCGCCCAGCTTTTTCACACGCACATAGTTTGATTGGCTCGTTTTCGCTACCAGCTCATTCGCATCCGCAAACGAAAACTTCTCGGTTTGCAGCGGGCCTGATACTTGGAGTTCTTTTTTGCCTGGCTCGGACGTTGAGGCCGTAATGACAACCTTCAACTCGTTACCCACCAAGCCTGGATACAGAGCCTCGACTCTGATCGCATCGGCTTGCTCATACGCTGCTTTTGTGGCCGTGCCATTCGTCATGCGGTACGCGAGAATCGTCGCGCCGCCTTCTGCTGCCAGCTCCATGGTATCCACCTTGCCAAATGTCTGAGCAAGTCGCTCCTCAAAGCTACCCAGCTTCACCAGCTCATCTGGCGCGCCCCACTCTGCTTGATACGGCACCAGTACGACTCCGCTCTTCGGTACTACACGTTCTTTTGCTTTTGCGATTAATTCGACCGTTACACCCGGACGTTCACGTTGAATGGTCATGCTTACACCCCGCCTTTGTATTTGGTCAGTCGGCTCTTCACTTGTCCTTCTGCCAGTAGTTGATCATCTGCTTCAGAAAAAAGAGCACCTGCTACCTCGAACCGTTCGGCTCCAAGGTAAGCGGCGCTCTTGATCCACTCTTGTTTGGTTTGCACAAGCTCTGGGGCCTGTGCTTGTTGTTCTTTTCGTGCCACTATGATCGGACCCCCTCTACATCAAATTCGTTGATTTTGTCTGTGACTGCTCTCTGCACCGCCACGTTGTAGGTGAACTGAAACGCGATTTCCGTCCGGTCCTTTTTATCCCGCCAAATACGCAAGGTGGAGCTGTCGATCTCGATGGACAATCCAGACGTCTTGCCTTGATAGCTAAATTGATTTTGGCGAAGGAGCTCACGCAGCGGTTCTGCTGAAAGCGGCTGGTAAACACCTGCTACCTTTGGATAGTGGAGGACGATGGCTGCTTCTGAGACCACCTGATAGGAAGTGAGGCTTCTTCCTTCTTCACGGACTCCTTGCGTCAACAGAAACGCGATTGGCGGTTGGAATCTCTGCGCCATCCAATCGTCCACGTTTACAACTGTAGCGAGCTTTGGATACGCTTCATTCACCAGTTCAATGAGAACGGCTAGCTCACGATCCATCCAGCTTCACCTCCCATACTTGCGGTATCTCTTCTGTCTTCGTCACATGACTCTTCCCCCCACTATTTCACTTCATTTGGCAAGGCATTCACGGCAAATGCCCGCCGAGCAGGGAGCGAGTAGCCTATAGCTTTGAACTCGCCATCATGTGGCGCCAATCGCCGTTTTCCCCGCTCGCCGAACATTTGAGTCGTCGGCGTACATAAAAAGCCACCCGACAGCTTCATCGGATGGCTCGTATCTCTCTTACTTGTTTCGCTTGACTCAAGTATAACCGAACTGGAGGAAAAACTGGGAAAATGACCCGATGTGTCAGGAAGTGTCAACCTTTGTCAGATTCAACATGCTTGTGAAAATGAAAAGAAGCTGTCTTTATCAGACAGCTTCTCGTTTAGTAAGCCAGTTTCTGTTTTTCATTATCCAGTCTGCAGAGCCTGATCGCCATACATCGCCCATGCCATCTTCATCACGGCACTGCGCTTGATTTCATAATACCGCTGTCGGGACACGCCGATTTCTTTAGCAATCAGATTGTTCTTATCGCCATCCAGCAAAGCTTCGACTATCAAGCGTTCCTGCTCCCCCGGAATCGTCTCGACCGCTTGGTTGATCCGCTCGATTTTATCCTGCAGATTTTGCAGCCTCTTCCATTTCCGCTCCCGGCGTGCAACCTCTGCGTGCGTCTTATCTCCATTGCTGCCTTTTCCTTTCGGCATCCCTGCATCCAGTCCGTACTGTGCGACCATTCCTTCCCCTGCTTCACGCAAAAACCGCTGGATGCGCACGATCTCGATTTGCATATAATTGTAGTCGCGAATTTCTTCTTCGGCCTTTTGTAGAAAATCTACGATGGGTGCTTGCTCACTCAGCCGGACGACGCCTTCTTTTCTAGCGGATACTGTCTTTTTCTGCCCCTTTGCCTCTTGATCCCGCATGTACTTGTCCCACTCCGGGCAAGAATCGATTTTTCCTACGTGCTTATCATGAACCTGGCAATGTGATTTCTTTCCCCAGCACGTCGCCGGACACACCTCGCATACTGCTTCCATGAAAACATCTTTGCTGATCAAGGCACTATTCCCCCTCGGTCATATATATGAAGTCCAAATGATTGCTTAACGGTTTTCGTTGACTCTTGCGCCTTTTCTTAATCTTTGAGACAAACCGATCTGTCCGATAATGACTCCGATCAATAAGACAGCTGCTCCGATTAATGCTGCTTCTATCATTTCGTACGTATCTCCTTTGCATAGACATTTTCTTGTATAATGAAAGAGGGCAAAGAGGATACTCACCAGTTGTATTCTTTGCCCCAAGCCTTTAATGGGGATTCCGATCGTCAGTCGGAGTCTCTTTTTTTTGTTCCAGTTGCTCTTTCTTTTTCTCTTTGTTTGCCTTTAATTGCAGGTTGAACAGATTATTAATCCGAATCTGCAAATCTACCTGCTTAAACGTGACGATTAAAGCAAGGAAGCACACGACAACCGCGAGAACCTGAACGTAATCAATCGTCATCAT